GCCATTGCAACGGCCGCGAACCTCAAGGCGAACACTGGCGCTGATGTCGTCACGACCGATCAGGCGTGGTCTGCGGCTGCTGTGGTCAACCTCGGCAACGTCAGCGGCACCGTGACCATCGACCTGTCCCAGGGCGTCAACTTCAAGTTCGTCACTGTCGGAAACGTGACTCTCGTATTTGCGAACGCCAAGAGCGGGCAAGCGGGCATGGTCTCATGGAATAACGGAGGAGCTTTCACGGTATCACTCGGCGGCAGCATTTACCCGATTGGTGGCTTGGTCCCCTTGTTCAACACCGCGAACGGCGCATGGAACGCCTTGTCCTACGCTGTTGGCTTTGATGCCGGTGTCGCCATCGCCGTATCGGGAGGGAAGCTGACGTGATCCTCCCTTTCCTTCGTGGCATGGGGCCGATGTCAAACAAGCCGCCCTCGACGCCCGGTTCGGCGAACTACGGCGCTGGATCGCACGGCATTATCATCCCGGTCTACACCACGCTCACCGTGCAAATTTGGGGAGCGGGCGGTGGTGGTGCTGTCGTGTATGACTCCGGCGGCGGATTTTCCGGCCCTAACCAATCATTTGCCGGTGCCGGCGGGCAGAGCTACTTCGCGGCCCCGAGCGTAACTCTCATCGCGAACGCGGGTGGAGGGGGCGGTAACGGCTTCGCCAACACTGTCAGCGGCGGTTCGAACGGCTCTGCGGGCACCGCCAGCGGTGGCACCACGAACACGACCGGCGGCGGCAATCCCGGTGGTTCTGGCGGCGGTGCGGCAACTGGATGCAGCGGTGGCACCGGCGGTTATGGTGGCTACGTCGCGAAGACGTGAAATTGGAACGACGCGGGTGCGCCCGTGCCGGGTTCTTCCTACACGCTTGTGGTGGGCGGCGGCGGCGCTGCGCAGGGGTTCTACTTCTACAATCCGCCCGCCAACAACGGCTCCAACGCATCCGCAGCCGTGTCTTGGACCTAACAACAATTGATCGGAGCTACCGTGGACAAGATCATCGTTCAAGAATCCCCGGCCGGGACGTTCACTCAAATCTTCGCCGGGCAGTCGTTCACTGTCGGCGACGTGATGCACGGCTGGCAAGTCGCCGAGCTTTGGTCGGACAACGATCTTGCGGGCATCGGCATCTTCAGGGTTGATCCGGCTAAGCCGCCCGCTGGCGAAGAGGTCGTCAGCGTGAGCTTCGAGCGCGTTGGTGGCGTAGTCACCCAGGTACTCGTCACCCAGCCGGTCCCGCAACCGCCGCTGAAGGCGAGCGCCCGACAAATCCGCCTCGCGATGAACATGCTTGGCCTTCGTGACGAGATCGAAGAGTACGTCGCTTCACAGTCGCGTGACGTGCAAGATAGCTGGCAATGGACGATGGAGTTCGACGTGAATCATCCGTTCGTCGTCGGCTGCGCCGAGCAGTTGAACAAGAGCGAAGCGGAGCTTGTCGCGCTCTTCACGCTCGCGCAGACCCTCTGAAGGGATACCGAAACGGTCCCGACGCCGGGCAGGGTGATCGCTAGGGTACGCTCAATCCCAATACTGAGGATTGAGAGAACAGATGTCCCTTACCGATTTCCTTCACGGCGTCGAGACTGTCGTCGTCGATAGCGGCCCCCGGCCGATCCAGACCGTCCGCTCGTCCGTCATCGGATTGATCGGCACCGCTCCCGCCGCGAACGAAGTGGCGTTCCCCCTCGATACTCCCGTGCTCGTCAACCGTCGTCAGGCGGCGGCCATGATCGGCGCAGACGGCACGCTGCCGCAGGCCATCGACTCGATTTACGATCAGGGCGGTGCGCTCATCGTCGTGGTCCGCGTCGAAGCCGACGAAGACGAGAACGAGCAGCTTTCGAAGATCATCGGCGGCGTCGATGCCGACACCGGCGCTTTCACCGGTATTCACTGCTTCCGTGCGGCTGAAGCCGAATGCGGCGTGTCCCCGATGATCCTGATCGCGCCGGGCTTCACGCATCAGCGGCCGCTCGGCGTCTCCGGTCACACCGTTACTGCGCAGGGCACTGGCTACACCCAGGCGACCGTCGCCTTCTCGGGTGGCGGCCAGGGTGCCGTTCTGCCGACCGCGAAGCCGATCATCACCGGCGGCAAGATCACCGGCCTTGAGTTTCAGTCGCTCGGCTACGGCATCGTCGCGCCGCTGACCGCGACCATCACCGGCGACGGCACCGGCGCCACCGTGACTATCCAAGTCGGCGCTTCGGCGAACCCGGTTGTGGGCGAATTGAAGCAGCTCGCCGATGGCTTTAAGGCGCACATCATCGCCGATGGCCCCTCGACCACGGATGCCGCCGCGTTTGCCTATCGCAACGACCACGGCACGCGCCGCGTGTTCATCGTCGATCCGACCGTGTCCGGTTGGTCCGTGAAGACCAACACCTATTCGCTCGAACGTTCGTCCGCCCGAGTGGCGGGCCTGATCTCGCGCGTGGACAACGAGAAGGGCTTTTGGGAGTCGCCGTCGAACAAGGAAGTCTATGGCATCGGCGGCCTGGGCCGTCCCATCGACTACGCCTACGGCGACAAGAACAGCCGCGCGAACATTCTCAACGAGAATGAGATCGCGACGTTCATCCGCGACGAAGGTTGGTATCTGTGGGGCAACCGCACTTGCTCGGCCGATCCGAAGTTCGCCTTCCTGTCCGTCTCGCGTACCGGCGACATGATCGACATCTCCATCGCGAAGGCCCATCGCTGGGCGGTGGATCGCTCGATCACGAAGCAGTATTTCGAGGATGTGACCGCGTCGGTGAAGGCGTACATGCGCCAGCTTCGCGTGCGCGGTGCGATCCTCGGTGGTGACTGCTGGGTCGATCCCGAGTTCAACACCGAAGCCGACATCTCGCAGGGTCATGTGACGTTCTCGTATGACTTCACCCCGCCGTACCCGGCCGAGCGTGTGACCTTCCGGTCGCATCTCGTCTCGGACTACATCCGCAACCTCTTCGCATAACGGGGACGAAAGATGATCCCGCGCGTACTTCGCAACTTCAATAGCTTCGTGAATGGCGTCGGCTATGCCGGTCGCATTTCCGAAGTCGAACTGCCCGAGCTTTCGGTGAAGACCGAAGAGTATCGCGGCGGCGGTATGGACGGCAATGTCGAGTTGGACATGGGGTTGGAGACTCTGACCGCCAAGTTCACCTTCGGCGAGTATGCCAACCAGATTCTCGGCCTTTGGGGCAACATGGACGGCAACGCCGCCCGTATCCAGCTTCGCGGCGCTCTTCAGCGCGACGGCGAGACTGCGGTCCCGATGACTGTCGATCTGCACGGCGGCTTCAAGAAGAACACGCTGGGCACTTGGAAAGCAGGCGACCTGACGCAGAACGAAGCCGAGATGTCCATCCGGTATCTGAAGATTCAGATTCAGGACACCGTCGTTGTCGAGATCGATATCGACAACATGATCCGCATCGTCAACGGCGTGGATCAGCTTGCCTCCATTCGCACTGCGATGGGCATGTAATCATCACCACCAACGGCCGACCTCGCTACGGCGGGTCGGCCACAATTAAGCGGGAGAACTAGACTGTGACTGAAAAGAAAGACATGCGGCTGTCTGCCGAAGTGACGCTCGACTTCCCGGTGGAAGTGGATGGCACGTCCTACAAGTCGCTGACCATGCGTCGGCCGAAGACGAAGGACTCTCTGAAGGCCGCGAAGTTCAAGGGCCACGATGCCGACAAGGGCATCCTGCTTCTGTCCGATCTCTGCAACGTTTCGCCGGACGTGATCCAAGAGCTTGACGAGATCGACGCGATGAAGCTCGGGGTGCAACTCGATGCTTTTCGTGGGGGTCAGTCGAGCTAAGCGATCTCCGCAAGGGGATTTTGACGCTCATTCGGCTGACCAAGGGCGGCTTCACGATCTCAGAGGTCGAGGAAATGTCCCTCGACGACTTCTACGGCTGGCTTGAAGACGCCACTAAGCTTCAGGCCGACATCAACAAGGCGATGAAGGCAAAGTAACATGGCGACCGGCTTCTCCGTTTTCGTCAACATCGGAGGCAAGGTCAGCCCCAGCCTCAACGCCGCAGTCAACGCAGCGAAGACCCAGGTCAACGGCCTCGGGGCTTCGCTCGCTGCCATGGCTGCCAAAATGAACGCGCCGTTCGCGGCCGTGAACCAACACCTTGCCAACACCTCGAAGCGGATGGCCGCGATGCAGCGCCATGGCCGCAATGCGACGCTCGGCGTCACGACGCCCGCCGCGTGGTTCGGCGCGAGCATGATCAAGGATGCGGCCGAGTTCGCCAAGGCTGGCAACATGGTCGAGGCATTGGGCGAAGCTACGAAAGAGCAGCGCCTTGAGCTTTCGAAAATGTCGCAGGACTTGGCTGGTCGGTTCGACGCCGGTGGTGCTACGGGCATCCTGAAGTCGGCGACCGAGCTTCTGAAGGCGGGCTTCACCTTCGAGCAGGCCAAGGGTGCGCTCGAACAGGTCTTGGCCGCGTCCGCCCTGGCGGGCGATATGACGCCCGCGGATGTCGGCGCGTCACTGAGCAAGACGATCACGCAATTCCGCATGCCCATGAAGACGTATGAACAGGCGATGAAGTCTTCGACCATCGTCACCGACCGCATGGTCTACGCGGCGGTGTCAACGGTCGCGTCCATGAAGGACATCTCGGAGTCGTTCAAGTACGCAGGCGGCGTCGCCTCGACCACGGGCAACTCGCTCGACTCCGTCACGGCGATGGTCATGGCGTTCGCGAAGGCCGGTGTGCTCGGCTCCGAAGCTGGCGTCGCGCTGCGCTCCGCAATCGTCCGTCTCGTCAAGATGCCGAAGGGCGGCATGAAGGCGTTGAGCCGGATCGGCATGAACCTGTCTGACTACACCCAGGCGCGGCCCGTCACTGCCGACACCGTTGTCGAAAACCTGAAGGGCGACGGCATCGACGCGAGCGGCGTGAAGGCACAGATCGCGAAGGCTATCAAGAACCACAAGGGCGACTCCGCTGGGATGTCGGCCGAAATCACGAAGGCCGTTCAGGGTGCCATCGGCAGTTCTTCGGCGGTTGATGCCGACAAGATTTCGGAGTCGGTGAATGACGCGCTGACGGCTGCCGGGTCGAAGGTGGACATCACGAAGTTCATGACCGATCTGAAAAAGAAGTTAGACGACGGTGTCGCGACGACCGGCGACATCGCGCAGATCCTCGAAGCCCGCCACATCTCGCGTTACATGGCGTTGTTGAAGGCCGATCTGCCCGCGATGATCAAGGAAGTCGAAGAGAAGTCGGATGGCTATTCGCAGCGGCAATACAAGATCGCCAACCAAGGCTTGCCCGCGATCCTGCTTAAGCTCGGCGCTGCCTGGGAGAAGTTTCGCAACACGATTGTGGACTCCGTTGGCGATGACATCGCCAATGCCTTCACGAAGCTTGCGGACTCGTTGCAGAAGCTGTCGGAGACGAACCCGGCGTTGTTGAAGACCGGCGTCTACTTTGCCGCTGCGGCTGCCGCCGCCGGTCCGCTGCTCTTCGTCCTGGGCGCGCTCGGCCGCGTTGGGCTGCTCGCGATGCGCGGTCTCAACGTCGCCTTGCTCGGCATGCTGTTGCCGTTCCGCTTGCTCGCCGGGGTGATCACTGGCGTCGGGGCTGCCGCTGTAGGCCGCTTGGCGGCGATGGCAGTGGGCTTCCGCATGCTGACGGCTCTTGGGGCAGGGGCGACGCTGTCGGCCCTGGGCGGCTCTCTGCTCGCCCTGGGGCGGTCGATCCTGCTCTTCCCGCTGACGGCGCTGCGCGCTATCGGCCTTGCCATGTGGGCGCTTGTCGCCAACCCGGTCGGGCTGATCATCACGGCGTTGGTCGTCGCCCTGACGGCCCTTGGCGTGTGGGTCTACAACAATTGGGCGGGCATCAAGGAGTTCTTCTCCGGGTTCGGGAAGGGCTTCATGGACGGTCTCGGCCCGGCCGGACCGGCCGTGAAGGCAATCTCCGATGGTTTGGCCTCCGTCTACAATTGGATGTCGCAGTTGCTCGGCCCGCTCGACGCGACCAACGCGAAGTGGCGCGAGTGGGGGACGACTGTTGGCGGCGTTGCAGCGTCGGGCGTGCGGTCGGTCATCTCCGCGATCCAAAGCTTGATTGGCTTCTTCGGCGCGGCTATCGAGAAGGCGACGTCGCTGGGCAGCGCGATCAAGAACATCTTTAGCAGCGGCGGCGGCAAGGGTGCCCCGGCGGGCGGTGCGGCCCCTGCACCCATCGCTGGCGCTCGCGCGCGGGGCGGCCCCGTGAGCTATGGCAAGCCGTATCTGGTTGGCGAGCAAGGCCCCGAGCTTTTCGTGCCCGGCATGTCCGGACGCATCGAGTCGAACGACAAACTGCGCAGCCTGACCTCGGACGGCGCGGCAGCGGTGGCTAGTGCGAGCGAGAACAACACGGCCGTGTCGCGCACCAACACGGCGCAGATCACCGTCCAAGTGAACGGCGGCAACCCCAACGACGTTCGGCGGGCGGCTGAAGACGCGGTCTACGCGGCCTTCGCGCGGCTCGAGTCCGAGCAGCGTGGACTCTTGAGTGATTGATCATGCAGAGCACCGTCCTTCTCGCGCTCGGCGCGTACCGCTTCTCGATCAACACCGGCGCCTATCAGAAGTTCGACCGGACTTCCGCCTGGCGCTGGCCGTCAACGGATCGCATCGGCATGGCCCCGGCACCGCAGTACGTCGGCCCCGGCGAAGACACGATCACGCTCGATGGCGTGATCTATCCCCACTATCGCGGCGGTTTGCGGCAGGG